TAGAGAAACTGAAAAAGAAGAAATGGCACAAGAACTTCAACAAGAGAAAACTGAACTAATCAATAAAAAGAAAAAAGGTAGGTATTCTTTACTTCGCACTGGAGGAGAGGGCGTTCAAGACGAAGCGGATATTAAAACTCGGTCACTTCTTGGTTCAGGTAAAAAACCATAGGAGGCTAAAATGGTCGAGCAAATATTAAAACGATTATCTCGTTTAGAGTCTGACAAACAAACCTGGGAAATACATTGGCAAGAGATTCTTGATTATGTAATGCCTCGCAAAGCAGAGGTTTCTGTTCAGTATGCTAAAGGTTCAAAGCGTACAGAAAAACTATATGATTCATCAGCAATTCATGCAAATACATTACTAGCTGCATCATTGCAAGGCACTTTAACCTCAGCGTCATTACCATGGTTTCATTTAAGAGTAAGAGATGAAAACCTTAACCAGAGTAGAGATGTACAAGTATGGTTAGAAGATTGTCGTAATAGAATGTATAAAGCATTTAATTCTAGTAACTTCAATACGGAAGTACATGAGTTTTACCTTGATATTTGTTCTATCGGCACAGCATGTATTGAAACCGAAGAAGCGGAACAAGGTTTTAATTTCAGAACTCTACATATATCAGAATACTTTATTTCAGAAAACCATGAAGGTAAGATTGATACTCTATATAGAAAGTTTCAATATACTGCAAGACAAGCTAAACAAAAGTGGGGTGATGCAGTAGGCACTAAAGTACAAGAAGCATTTGAAAATAACCCAGATAAAAAGTTTGATTTTATTCATTGTGTAATGCCGTCAGACGAATATCATGGTGGTAAGAAGACGAAACTACCTTGGGTTTCTATACATATAGGTAGAGAAGATAAAAATATTGTTCAAGAAGGTGGTTATAACGAAATGCCATATCTTGTTACTAGATGGTCTAAAGCCTCGGGGGAGGAATACGGTAGATCGCCTGCATATAACGCTTTGCCAGATATTAAAACTCTAAATAAGGCTGTAGAGTTAGGATTAAAAGCGTGGGCGAAAGCGATTGATCCACCACTTCTAGTAGAAGATGATGGTGTTATTGGTCGTGTTAAGACTAATCCATCAGGTCTTACTGTTGTTCGTAGAGGCGATGCAATCAAGCCTTTAAATACAGGTGCAAGATTCGATGTATCTGACATGAAAGAATCTGAATTAAGAGGTGCTATTAAACAAGCATTCTTCTCAGACCAACTAGAACTTCAGCAAGGTCCACAGATGACTGCAACAGAAGTACAGGTTCGTTATGAATTAATGCAAAGATTGCTTGGTCCTACTCTTGGTAGATTCCAAACAGAGTTCTTAAATCCGTTAATTGAAAGATGTTTTGCCATCATGCAGCGTAATGAAATGTTTGCACCAGCACCAGGATCATTAGACGGTGTTGCTATTGATATTGAATATGTTGGACCACTTGCCCGTTCTCAGAGAATGGAAGAGGCTACTGCAGTTGAAAGATTGTATGAGATGGCAGCTAATCTTGCACAGATTGCTCCAGAGGTTATGGATAACATTGACCATGATGCAGCAATTCGTTCTCGTGCTGAATTGTTAGGTGTTCCTAAGAATATTATGCGTGATCCACAAGATATTGAAGAGCAACGCAAACAACAAGCACAACAGCAAGAGGAAATGATGGCTATGCAACAAGCTCAACAAGGTGCTGATCTTGCAGCAACTGTAGCACCAGTAGCACAACAGATTAACCCTGAAAACGTTGAACAAACACAAGCAGGTGTGGAAGCAATGATGGGAGCTATGGATGCCTAGAGCGATTGCTAAAGTAAAAAGAGATTATGCTGACTGTTTTGGGTCTATATCTGGGGGTAAAGTCCTAGATGACCTACGCAGGGCATATCAACTACGAGAATCCTATGTGAAAGGTGACTCGTATGAAACCGCGAGGAGAGAAGGCGAAAGAGCAGTCTACCTTCGTATTTTAAACATGTGTAATATAAAAGAGGAATAAAACTATGAGTGAAGAAATGGTCACAGAAACAACAGATAATGCAGTAGAAACAGCACCTGTTGAGAGTGGTAACCAAGATTGGCGTGAGGGGTTATCAGAGGAATTACGAGCAGATCCAACGCTTGCAAGTATCAATGATACGGAATCAGCCGCAAAAACACTTATTCATCAGCAGAAGATGATGGGTAATAGAATACCTATCCCGAAGAATGATGAAGAGATGAGCGAGTTATATACAAAACTTGGTAGACCAGAAACAGCAGATGGTTACGAAGTGGAAATTCCATCAGGATACGAACAATACTATCCAGAGGAAATGATGACCTCATTTAAACAAACAGGACATGATTTAGGGTTATCACCTAAACAGATGCAAGGATTAATTGAATGGCAGAAAGGTTCAGTAGATTATCAAATGAATCAAGATCAAGTAGCAGGCGATACTTTAGGAGTACAAACTGAAGAAACCTTGAAAAAAGAGTTTGGTGCTAACTACGATAAGAATCTATCTGCTGCACAAAGAGCATTAAGAGTCTACGGAACACCTGAACTTCAGCAGAAGTTAGCAGACCCTAGATACGGTAATGATCCAGACTTAATTAGATTACTTGCTAATGCTGGTAAAGATATAACGGAAGACTCAGCACAAGGTACTGCAAATAACTCCCTAGTAATGAGTCCGCTTGATGCTAAGATGAGGATTGAACAAATCAATGGCGATAAATCTAATGCTTATTGGGACGCTACAAATCCTAAACATCAGGACGCTCAAGAAGAAATGCGACAATTATTTGATAAAGCATATAATTAGTGGTAAGATAACACGCAAGCGGTGTAAAATCCGCTTGTAACCAGACACTGCCCTCACGGATAACAGTAGGTTAAAGGTAGTTCTTAAACTCGTGTAGTCAGCGTAATAGACAGGACACCCGAAAGGATAATGACCGTTTTTTTTGTTTAATTATAAAAGGAGGGCATTATGTCCACTCAAATTACTACTGCATTTGTCGAGCAGTATAAAAGTAATGTGTTGCACCTTGCACAACAAAAAGGTTCACGCTTACGCGACACGGTTCGTTTCGAATCAGTAACAGGTAAAAACCACTTCTTTGAAAGAATTGGCGCTGTATCAGCACAGAAGAGAACTTCTCGTCACTCAGATACTCCTCGTATGGACACTCCGCACTCAAGACGCAGAGTTTCTATGGATGATTACGATTGGGCTGACTTGATTGATCAAGAGGATAAGGTTCGTATGTTAATCACTCCACAGAGCGAGTATGCAATGGCTGGTGCTAATGCAATGGGTCGCGCTATGGATACTGCAATTATTGAAGCTGCAGTTGGTAATGCCTATGGTGGTGTTGCTGGTGGTACTACTGTCGTTTTACCTTCAGCTCAAAAGGTTGTTCATGGTTCAGCAGGCTTAACAGTTGCTAAACTTCTTTCTGCTAAGGAAATCTTAGACGGTGCTGACGTAGACCCAGAAGAAGAGCGTTTCTGTATTCTTTCTGCTAAACAAGTAACTGATCTATTAAATACTACTGAAGTTAAATCTTCTGACTACAACACTGTTAAAGCGTTGGCACAAGGTCAATTAGATACTTTCTTAGGCTTTAAGTTTATCCGTTCAGAGCGTTTAGGTACTGATACAAATGGTGACCGTCAGGTTACTGTTTATAACAAATCAGGTCTTGGTCTAGCAATGGGTTCAGATATTCAAACTCGCATTAGTGAGCGTGATGACAAGAACTATGCTACTCAAGTATTTTTATCAATGACAATCGGTGCTACTCGTGTTGAAGACGAGAAAGTAGTAGAGATTGCTTGTCAAGAATAATAGGAGGTTATCATGGCTAGTGTAAAAGGTACTAATATTACTAATATGGATGCAGTTCCTGCTGTAATGGCGAGTTCTGCTCAGGTTCATGGTCGTGTTCGTGTGGCATTTGATACATATGAAGCATCATCTCTAGCAAGTGGTAGTGACATTACTGTTGCTCGCTTACCAGAAGGTGCTACTGTATATGAGATTATTGTTATACATGACGCATTAGGTGCTTCATCTACTTTAGCGGTAGGTGATTCAGCAGATGCTGATCGTTATATTACTGCAACAGCATCAACTGCTGCTAACGGTAAGATCATTATGACTGAAGACGGTGTAATTGATGGTTTTGGTTATGAAAATAGCTCTGCAACAGATGTGTTAATCACAACTGGTGGTGCTACTATCTCTGGTACTATCAAAGCAGCAGTTTTCTATACTGTAGACTAAAGTAATACAAAAATGAGGGATTCCTTAACTGGTTTCCCTCACTATATTCAGGAGAAGTGATATGGCAACAGAGGTTTCCATTTGTTCAAACGCATTACGCAAACTTGGTGACGATCCGATCACATCCCTAACTGACGATACAGAGCGTGCAAGACTCTGTAACGCATTTTATGAGCCTACAAGAGATGCACTATTAAGATCTCA